CCACTGGCCGGACTTATGGGCCAGCGTTGTCGTGATAACCGCTGCGCCTGTATCTGACGTTGACGCAACTTGAATCACGGCCAGTCCGTTCTTCGAAAGGCTTGTCCGGCAAGCATCCCAGACGGACGCAAGATCGGCGTACTTAGACTTAAAAAACGGGTTTGCACTGTCTTTCAATGCGCCCGTAATCTCGCCCTGCGCCACGGCCAAAGCTGCCGCCAGCTCCCCAATCTCTGCTGACTGTTCGCTCATTCAAATAACTCCCTGATTAGTACCAACGCGACAAATGCTGCCGCGATAATTAACACCGACTCGCTCCATGTGAGCGACGCCAACCAATTAAGCATGGTCATGCTCCTCCTCAAGGCAACGGGCACAATCGTCGTACCCCGTTTCCAGCGTGCCGTTGTTGCAGGTGCGGCACATGGCGTGCCTTTCCACGAAAGAGCGGCATGCACCGCAAATGACGCTGCCACCAAATTGAGTGGTGCCAACGGCACCCCAAAACTCGGTCGTTATTCGTTCGCCGGGTAACACATCGACTTCGTGGTCGTGCAGGACAAGGCCGTTAGGGTCGCAGTTAAAGCAAACGTAGCGGTACATGCTGTTCTCCGGTCAGTTCTGCCAGCGGTGTGCTGGTGTGGAGGTATTAAGCCAGCTTATTACCCTAATGTCCACTCTTTTTTTCAAAAAATCAAAAATAATTCCAAGTACACTTGAGTTTGCAAAAAACACTTGACATTCTGTAAACCCCGCTTATTTTGCGCGGTATGACTAAAACTGACGCCATTAATCATTTTGGGTCGCAGGCTGCGCTGGCAGATGCGTTGGGTATTTCCCGGCCTGCCGTATCTCAGTGGTCGGAGACGATCCCGGAGGTTAGGCAGTGGCAGATCAGGGCCATCACCGAAGGGCGGCTGGAAGTTGATCTAAAGCACCTGCACGAGTTAGGGGCTGATCCCAGTCAGGTTGTCCCCCCTGACGCGCCAGAAGCGCCAGCCCCGCTTTCGGATGCGTTTGTGGCTTCGCTGGAAGCCGTATAAGCCGTTTTCTCAGGTGCCCCTATACCCACCATAAGGTTTGACAAGAAATCATCTAAAACAGTATCTTTCCCAATTCGAGCCTAGGCTGATCCCCGAAAACGCAGTCCTCCGCCTGCGCTGGCTCGAAATCTTCAAGCGGACTGAGCTGGAGGCAGCATGAATTATTATTACTGGCACATTGGCGACTATCTGTCGCATACGTCTCACCTCGATTTGATCGAGGATATTGCGTACCGGAGGCTGCTCGACCTGTATTACAGGCAGGAACGGCCTCTCGAAAACAACATCCCAGAGCTTGCCCGGTTAATCAGGATGCGCGATCACGAAAAGGTGGTCGAGGCAATCCTTCGTGAGTTTTTTGCGCTCGAGCAGTCCGGCTGGCGTCAGGCCCGGTGTGACCAAGAAATTAACCGCACTGCGGATAAGTCCGCCAAGGCGAGGGCTTCTGGTCAAGCATCAGGCAGGGCTAGGAGGAAGAAAGGAACGGACGTTGAACGGTCGTTGAACGAACGCTCAACGAAGGTTGAACTCCCAATACCCAATACCCAATACCCAATACCCAAGAAAGAGAAGAAGGCGCCCCCTTTTGATGTTAAGCAAATTGTGGGTTTGCACATCGAGACTTGGGAAAAGTGGGTGGCATACCGCAAAGAGCTTAACAAGCCGCTAAAGGCGGCCAGCCTTGAGGCGGCTGCAAAGGAGCTGGCAAAGTACGGCCCACAGCAGGCAGCGGTAGTCCAGCAAAGCATTGCAGCCGGGTGGCAGGGATTATTTCCCCTGAAAGCCTCTCAAGCGCCGCAAGGCGTGGCTTTGCAAGACCCGGAGAGTTTGGCACTGAGGAAGCTGACGGATCGAAGGGCGGCGATTGGCCTTGCAGACTTCCGGCTTCCTAACCCCGGAGAGGCCAGCAAGGATTACCGGGCGGCACAAGATCAAGCATGGGCAGAATTGAAGCGTGGACAGTCCCAGAAAGCGCCAGAAGTTGCAGTTACCGCCACCGATCAACGTCGGAACTTGGCGCGACTATCAGACGCTCTTAAGGGGTGGTGATCCGTTCGGATGGGTAAAGGAAAAACATGAGCAAAATGCAAAGGACAAAGGGCGCAGCCGGTGAGCGTGAGTTGGCGGAAATTCTTACCGCAACTTTAGGCTGGCAGATTAACCGCAAGTTGGGGCAGGCCCGTGACGGTGGCGACGACATCCAGACTGGGCAGTTCAAGTGGGAAGTTAAGCGCCGAAAAAAGATTGCTGTCTACGAATTCATGGAACAGATCGAGGCGGCTTGCGGGCCTAACGATACCCCTGTGGTTGCCATGCGTGCGGATCACAAAGGCTGGCTCGTGATGATGCGTCTCGAGGATGCGTTGCCGTTGATTCAGGGAGAGCTGGTCGGCAAAGAGGGTTGACACAAAAACGGGTTCGGTTCATGGTTTGAGTACCAAAATGGGGTAAAACTATGGCCGAATCGAGCGCAAAGTACGAAAAAAACGCAGCCACATTCGTTGGCGTTTTGCTCCATAGTGCGACCATTACGCACTTCCAGCACCTGCAAACCAAGTCTTACGCGCAGCACGTTGCGCTGGGTGCTTACTACGATGGCATCGTAGACCTGACCGATAAGTGGGCTGAAGCCTATCAAGGCTGCTACAGCGTCATCGAAAAATACCCGAATGATTTTCATGCCCCGGCAAAAGACCCGGTGCAATATCTTGAGAAAATAAAAGATTTTGTTGATGCCGCTCGCAAAACGCTGCCTGACGAAAGCCAGCTGCAAAACATCATCGACGAGATCAGCGAGCTGATTGATTCCACGCTGTACAAGCTTAGGAATCTCAAATAATGCCTTACGCTCAAGACTTGGCAAACTTGCTGAGGCGGCAACAGAAGGTTTCTGATGTAACCGCTGGAATGCTTGAGCCGGGAAATATCCAGTTAGAAGGCCGTCCGCAGGTAAAGAATCCTGACGGTTCAATCAGCACTGTTCGCAGCATGGGCGTAAACATTGATGGGCGAGAAATTCTGATTCCCACCGTTGTAAATGGGAAAGTTGTTTCAAACGATGAAGCTATTGCCCATTACAAAAAGACTGGCGAACATCTTGGGATTTTCAAAAATCCAAAAGCCTCTACGGATTACGCAATCAAGCTGCATAACGAAGAAGCAAAAAGGATTAAGTAATGCCTAGCCACAGCGACAAACAGCGCCGTTTCATGGCCGCTGCTGCTCATGATCCCCAGTTTGCTAAACGGGCAGGCATTCCTCAATCCGTAGCTCGTGAGTACAACCAAGCCGATAAGGGCAAGAAGCTGGCAGAAGCTATGAAGCGAATGCCTCGACGCGACGACACGTAAAATTTAAAAATTTCCCCACAGGAACTTTTTGAAACTTAACAAATCATGCCTAACCCTAACTTGAAAGCTGGCCCCGGCAGGCCAAAGGGAATGCCCAATAAGGCGACTCAGGAAGCCCGAGAAGCGATTGGCAAGTTTGTTGATGGTAATGCCTCAAGGCTGCAAGAGTGGCTGGATCAGGTCGCTAATGGCGTACAAGGCGAGTCTGGAAAGTGGCTCGTGCCGCCTAACCCTGAGAAGGCGTTTACCCTGTTCCAGACTGTGATCGAGTACCACGTTCCGAAGCTGGCTCGCACTGAGGTCACTGGACAGGACGGTAAGCCTCAAGAGATCGTTGTCCGCTGGCTTGAGTCTGATGGCTGACTTCACGATACCGTACAGGCCGCGCAAAGCCTTTCTGCCGTTCCATAACAGGACGCAGAGGTGGGCCGCGCTTGTCGTGCATCGTCGAGGCGGTAAGACCGTCGCAGCCATCAATGACATTATCCGCGCTGCCGTGACGTATAAGGGGCCGTACCCATTGTTCGGGTACGTTGCGCCTTACCGCAGTCAAGCAAAATCCGTGGCGTGGGCGTATCTCAAAGAATTCGCGGCCCCTATAACCAAGTCAACCAACGAAGCTGAACTTCAGATTACCTTGGTCAATGGGGCCGTGATCCGATTGTTCGGTGCCGACAATGCTGACGCGATGCGCGGCCTTGGCTTTTGCGGCATCATCTGCGACGAGTTTGGCGACTGGAAGCCTAGCGTGTTTCCGCTGGTTATTCGGCCTGCCCTGTCAGATAAGCAGGGGTGGGCTGTGATGATGGGCACGCCAAAGGGCAAGAATCAGTTTTGGGAGATCGTCAAAACAGCCAAAGAAAGCCCCGATTGGTTTTTCATGTCCTTGCCTGCCAGCAAGTCCGGGTTGCTGCCTGAGACAGAGCTAGAAGCGGCAAGGGCGCAGGTATCTGAAGACCAGTTCCTTCAAGAATACGAATGCAGTTTCGAGGCGGCTATCGTCGGTGCAATCTACGGCACAGAGATGCGCCAAGCCGGGGATCAAGGTCGGATCTGTGACGTTCCTTACGATCCCAGCGTGCCCGTCCATACTGCGTGGGACTTAGGTTACCGCGACGACACCGCTATCTGGTGGTACCAAGTCGTGCGTGGCGAAATTCATATTCTGGACTTCCATGCCGTGTCTGGCGCTACGGTGCGAGAGCTGGCAGAGACGGTGTTAACCAAGCCATACCGCTATGGCAAACACCATCTGCCCCACGATGCGAGGGCAAAGACGCTTGCTTCTGGTGGTAAATCCATCATCGAGCAGATGGCCGAGTTCCTTGGCCTTGCCAACTTAACTATCGTTCCTGACCTTGGCGTTCAGGACGGCATTCAGGCTGTCAGGCGTATGCTGCCGAGGTGCTGGTTTCACGTGGAACGGTGCGCCGATGGCCTCGAGGCGTTGCGTCAGTATCAACGCGAGTATGACGAGGATAAGAGGGCTTTCAGGCAGACGCCTCGCCATGACTGGTGCTCACATCCGGCAGATGCGTTTAGAATGCTGGCCGTTGCGTGGCAGGCCGAGCCAAAGCCAGTTAAGCCTGTTGAGGCCAAAGTTTTGATTGTTGGCGATCAAAACGAAGTAACTTTGAATGATATGTGGCGCGTCCATGAGAGCGCACAACCTAAGAGGGCAAGAATATGAGCGGCGTTAGCTATCCTTATGCGTATCCGTATGAAACAGTTGCAGCGTCGCAGACTGCACAGGTGCTTGGCGGGACGGGCGCGACGGGCGATTACCTGCATCGATTGATTGTCACCGTTAGTACGTCGCTTACGGGCACGGTGACCATTCTGGACAATGCAACGTCGATTGCGATTGTTCCTGCTAACACTCCGGTCGGCGTGTACAGCATCGAGATGAATATGCGCTCGAGCAGCGGAGCGTGGAAGGTGACCACGGGCGCAGGCGCAAGCGTTGTGGCTGTCGGCATCTTCTCTGCCTAATCATGGCCAACAAGCTGGCAGACGCTTTGGCATTTCAGCAACAGCGTCGTCAAGCGTTGACGACGGCTGACGCTGCGCTTGCTGATTTGTTTGGCAACCGTGCGTCGCAGCCTGAACAGCCGCTATCTGCTGGCGACTATCTAGAAAACCTTAGCATTGGCCTTGGCCGTGGATTTGAAAGCCAGCTTGAGGGCGCATACCAGCTTGCGCGGCATCCGATTGAATCCGGCAAAGCCATGTATCAGGCCGGGAAACAAGTCGTTCAGAATCCTGCGATGCTTGCAGAAGCGCTGAAGTCTGTTGGACAGCAAGCGACGTCAGGCCCGATCGGGCTTGGTCAGGTGGCTGGCGAGTACCTAAATCCGCGCTCGCTGATGCAAAGGCCCATGATGAAGGAGCTAGACGTCTACCACGGCACCCCGCACCGCTTCCCCGCTACAGAGGCCAATCCGCTCGGCGAGTTTGACGCATCCAAGATAGGCACGGGTGAGGGGGCGCAGGCTTACGGGCACGGGCTGTATTTTGCGGAGAATCCTGACGTTGCAAAGGGGTATCAGGTACAGAATGCTTATAAGGCGTTCGATCTAGGGCCAGAGGCAGAGGCAAGGGGAATCAAGCTAACCGCAGGGGCGCGGGGCGAATTCCATAGACAAGCAAGCGCCAGCACTGACCCAATGCAGGCCGCTCGCAGGCTTCAAAACGCCAACGCATCGACGCGAGACATTCCGCAGGAGAAGCTGGCAGAGCTATTTGCCGCATATAACGACAAAGGCAAAGGCAGATTCTACCACGTAGACCTCCCCGACGAGATGATTGACCGTATGCTTGATTGGGATAAGCCGTTGAGTGAGCAGCCGGAGAGCGTGAGGAAGGCGATTTCTGATCTTGGGGTTACTCCTGAGTCTTTAGGCAGGGCCGCAGCGGAAAAAGTTAGGAAGATGGCGGCGGGGGCCGGTGTTGCAGATTGGGCTAAACGTGATTTGCTTCAGGAAGCAGTTAGGCTTGAGTCTGCAAAGTCGATTCAGCAAATAAGCGGCACGCTAAAGCGAATGCCACTTGAATATGGGATCAGCCGCGATAGCGGAGCGTTTAAAAATGACGCTGATGATTTCCTCGCGTTAGTCAAGGCGACTCAGTACGTTCCAAATATGGACACGGGCGGCGGCGCATACGCTTTGCTATCGGCCTTGAAAGGCGGGGATAAAGCGGCATCAGAACTGCTGCGGTCTTATGGCTCCCCCGGCATCAAGTACCTAGATGCTGGTAGTCGAGATGGCGGTAGCGGCACTCGCAACTTTGTCGTGTTTCCCGGCGAGGAAAAGAAAGCTAGGATTTTGGAGCGTAAATAATGACTGCTGCATGGACTCGTAAAGAGGGCAAGAATCCCAAAGGCGGTTTGAACGCTAAGGGCCGTGCCAGTTACAAGGCCGAGACGGGTGGCACGCTGAAGCCTCCCGTGAAGTCTGGCGATAACCCGCGACGGGCGTCTTTCCTTGCTCGCATGGGCAATATGCCGGGGCCTATGGAAAAAGACGGAAAGCCTACGCGACTAGCCCTTGCGCTTAGGGCATGGGGAGCGTCTAGCAAGGCTGATGCCAAGTCAAAAGCCAAGGCAATCAGCGCACGAAATAAGGATTAAAAAATGGAACCTGCAACCGAGCTTCAAAAGTACCTGTCGACCATCGGCAGCTATGACAACGAGTTTTCTAAATGGAATGCTCGCGTTAAAAAGATTTTGAAGCGTTACCGCGACGACACTCGCGGGCAGACGGGCAATGAAACGGCAAAGTTCAATATTCTGTGGTCAAACGTACAGACGTTGATCCCTGCCGTTTACGCAAAGCTGCCCAAGGCGGATGTGTCTCGCAGGTTTGGCGACAACGATCCTGTCAGCCGGGTTGGTTCGTTGCTGATTGAACGCGCCATCGACTATGAAATCGAGCATTACCCTGATTTCAGGAACACGATGCGTTATTGCGTTGAAGATCGGTTCCTTGGTGGCCGTGGCGTGGCATGGGCACGTTACGAGCCTCACGTAAAGGCGCAGGACATCCCCGACGATGGTTTGCAGGTGACCGAAGACGTTGAAGCGGGAGAGATTGCTAACCAGCTTGGCGACGTTCCTGAAGAAATTGATTACGAATGCGCCCCGGTTGACTACGTTCACTGGCGCGACTTTGGGCACGCAACGGCTCGTACATGGGAAGAAGTGACCTGTGTGTGGCGCTGGGTCTACATGACCAAGGAAGCACTCATCGAGCGGTTCGGCGAAGAAAAAGCTAATCAAATCCCAATGGATCAGGGGCCGGAACCGCTGAACGCTTACAACGAGTCAAAGAAAACCTACAACCGGGCAAAGATTTGCGAGCTGTGGGACAAGGAAACGCTCAAGGTTTACTGGCTGTCCAAGGGCCTGCCTGAGTTTATCGACGTTCGGGATGATCCGTTGGGTCTTGAGGGCTTTTTCCCTTGCCCAAAGCCCCTATACGCCACCACGACAAGCGATAGCCTTGTCCCGGTGCCGGACTTCGTGCTGTATCAGGATCAGGCTATGGAGCTTGATATTCTGTCTGACCGCATTGACGGCCTTGTTAAGGCGTTGCGGGTGCGCGGCGTTTACGATGCCAGTCAGCCTGCCTTGCAGAGGCTTCTGACGGAAGGCGATAACAACAGCCTGATTCCGGTTGACAAGTGGCTGGCGTTTGGCGAGAAGGGCGGTTTGAAGGGGTCGATTGACCTGTTGCCGCTGGATACGCTGGCGGCTGCTCTTGCTCAGTGCTATCAGGCGCGTGCCGACATTAAGGCGCAGATTTATGAAATTACCGGCATCTCGGACATTATTCGCGGTGCGAGTTACGCAAGCGAAACTGCGACGGCGCAACAGATCAAGGGCCAGTATGCGGGCCTTCGTCTTCGCTCAATGCAAGAGGATGTTGCGCTTTTTGCGTCTGAGCTAATCCGCCTTAAGGCGCAGATTATCTGCAGCAAGTTCCAGCCGCAGACTATTCTGGAATATGCCGCAGCGTCTCAAATGTCGCCTGCCGATCAGCAGCTTATCCCGCAAGCAATGCAGCTCATTAAGGATAGGCCGCTGCGTAACTTCCGCATTGAAGTGGCGGCTGACAGTCTTGTTCAGATTGACGAACAGCAGCAGAAGCAAGACAGGCTTGAGTTCCTGCAAGCGTTTGGTGGTTTCCTCACTCAAGCATTGCCGGTTGGTCAAAACGCACCTGAGCTGATTCCAATGATGATGGAATTGGTCAAGTTTGGAGTTGGAGCGTTTAAGGGCGCTCGTACTATTGAGGGCAGCATTGACCAAGCCCTCGAGCAACTTAAGGCGCAGCAGGCACAGCCAAAAGTTAATCCAGAGGCGCAGAAGGCGCAGATTAAAGCGCAGTCTGAACAAGCAAAGATTCAGATGGAA